AAAAGATGAAAAAAGCAATGGAAATGGCTAAAAGTCATTATGATAATCTTAACAAGAAGTTTATGATAATTCGTCCCGCCTCAATTAGGGGGCTTTTACTTAATGCTGTTAGAATTATAAATGATGAAGAGCAAAACAAAAAAGAAGACACCAAAATTGAAAAAATAGATGAAAACAAATTGGTTACTTCTTCTGAAGTAAAGAAAGAACTAAAATCTTTAATGGAGGATGTGTAGATAAATGAAGCAATTTTACAATGAAGAATTAGAGTTAAGTTCTTTGTCTTGTTTGTTAAAAAACGGAAGTTTATTTCCTATTGTTGAAGATACCTTATCTAAAAAGAGTTATGCCAACAATCAGTTTGCCATTATTTTTGAGTCAATAAAATCACTTTATAGTAACGAGACTCTTCCAGATATTGTTACTGTTTCAGCCGATTTGGAACGAAGAGGGTTTTTAGACGCTCTTAATATTGGAGGGAAAAGAGGGAGGGACGCTCTTGAATATGTTTATTCCAAGGATATAAACGTAGACAACTTGGAATCATATGCCAATCAAATAAATCAAGACTACGCTTCTCGACAACTCTTATCCACTTTTGAAACCGCGATTAAGAAAATGAAAGATGGTAGACAATTACCAATCGAAGTCAGTTCTTATGTTGATATTGAAATGGGCAAAATCAACATGATTACTGGAAACACAAACGGAGTCAAAAAAGTAGAGTCAGTTGCAGAGGAAGCTATAAAGGGCTTCATTGAGGCTAGTTCTAACAGACATCTTTATATAAGTACGGGCATTAAAGCGTGGGACGACTTTACAAATGGGTTGTATCCTCAAAGACTGTATATTGTTTCAGCAAGATCAAACGATGGAAAATCAACATTAGTTCAAAACATTTTATATAATTTATCTGTAGACTCTGATGTAAAAACAATGCTCATAACTTTAGAATCTAGCGCAGTTGACATTTTCAATAAATTAGTTCAGAGAGTAACAGGTATACCTTCTCTTAGAATTGAGAAGGGTAATCTAACCAAAGAAGAACTAATTGAATATAAGGAAGCCGCTAAAAAAATCAAACAGTCAAATATATTGTTCGATGACTCTTCAGAAATGATATTAGCAGTTCTAAGGAGCAAGATTAGAAAAGCTGTCACGGAAGGCGTAAAAGTAATTATCGTGGATCAACTCGAAAACATACTTTTGGGTGGAGGTGGTGACACTCAGCCTGAATATATTAAACTAAATTATATTGCGTACAGAGTAAAAGCTTTCGCTAGAGAATCAAATATTCCAATTATTCTAGTTCATCAAATGAATAGGTCTGTTGAAAGCGGTCAAAATAGAGGAAAAGATCAAGACCCTCAATTAACGGATTTAGCTTCAGCAGGAGAAAAACCAGCAGACGCGGTTTTGATGATTAGACATAAAAAAGAAGGTCAGGTTCCAGTTCAAACGTTTTTTCATTGGGTAAAGAATCGTCAAGGAATGAAAGGTCGCAGGGAAGTAAAGTTTGATGGAAAGAACGCTTTGTTTGACGACATTCCAGAATCCCAAAATCAACCTTTGTTTATTCAAGAAGAGGAACAGGGAGAGTTAATATGAAAGATGAAGATTACATAGGTAAAAAATTCGGAAGACTTACTCCCATAAAAAGAGTTGAAAATAATCAATATGGGAGAAAGGTTTTTGTTTGTAAGTGTGAATGTGGAAACATATTAGAAGTTCCATCGAACAGATTGAATTCTGGAAGTACAACTTCTTGTGGGTGTTATCGAGATGAAGTTATTAAGTCAGAAAAGCCATACAAAAGAAAATACAATAGTTATGATTTATCTGGAGACTTTGGTGTTGGATATACACTAAAACACGAAGAGTTTTATTTTGATTTAGAGGATTTCGAAATAATTAAAAACTATTGTTGGAGAATTCATCGAGGATATGTTGAAACTAGCATTAGAAAAAACACTATTTCAAAGACAATATATTTTCACAATTTAGTTATTAGAAAAGATTCCCTCGATAATAAGATTGTTGACCATATAAACAGAATTCCTTATGACAACAGAAAAGTCAATCTTCGCCTTGTTGATGAATACGAAAATACAAAAAATAAATCAATATCTAAAATAAACAAGTCGGGGGTCACAGGAGTCGAAGAAAGAGAAAATGGTACTTGGAGGGCAGTAATCCGCCTGAAAGGTAAGAGAAAAACAAAAACATTTAAATCTTTTGATGAGGCTGTAAAACAGAGATATAGTTGGGAAGATCAATACGGCTTTATCGGAGAAAGACCTGAATAAAAGAGATATTTTATGAACATGAACAGTTTATACTGTATTGATAACGTAGAAGGTATGAAACAATTACCTGATAAGTTTGTAGACTTAACTGTTACAAGCCCTCCTTATGACGGACTCCGTACCTATAATGGATATTCTTTTGACTTTGAAAATGTTGCAAAACAACTTTTTAGGATTACAAAAGAAGGAGGAATAGTTGTTTGGGTGGTTGGAGACCAAACCAAAAACGGAAATGAAACGCTTACCAGTTTCAAGCAAGCAATTTATTTTCAGTCCATTGGTTTCAATGTCGAAACGATGATTTACGAAAAGGCGCAAGCCTGTTTTGGAAGCAATCGGTTTTATTTGCAAGCCTTTGAATATATGTTCGTGTTCACGAAAGGAAAACCGAAAACAGTAAATTTTTTACGAGACCGAAAAAATAAGCGTTCAGGTATTGAATCAATGAGTAAACAAGGTCTGCGACCTGATGGTACAAAAGCAGGGCGGCACTATAAGGAAATGAAAGAATATGGTAAACGAAAAAACATATGGAAATATGGCGTTGGTGGTGGTAAGTCTGGTCATCCTGCCGTATTCCCCGAAGCGTTAGCACAAGACCATATCTTATCTTGGTCAAACGAAAATGATTTAGTTTTTGACCCTTTCGTTGGAAGCGGAACAACCGCCATTGTAGCAAAAAGACTTAATAGAAACTATCTAGGATTTGATGTTTCTTCAGAGTATATAAATATTGCAAAGAAAAGAATTAATGAATAAAACGTACATTTTATCAATATAAAAGGAGAAACAATTGTTTATATCAAATATAAGTAGTATTCCATTAAAAGATAATTCAATAGACTGTTGTATAACGTCTCCCCCTTATTGGGCAATGAGAGATTACGGATATAATGAACAAATTGGATTAGAACAAGTTCCCGAAGAATATATCTCAATTCTATGTGATGGATTTAATGAAATAAATAGAGTTATGAAAAAATCAGGGACTTTATGGGTTGTTATTGACGATACATTTGCTTCAAATTGGGGGCATGGAGCAAAAAGAGATTCTTCTTGGTGGTCTACAAAATCAAAAGAGTTTGAAGGAAAAGGCTGGAAAAATGTAGAAACAGTTATGCCTCCTAATCAATGGAAAAACCATCCTGAAATAAAAGCAAAAGATTTAATTGGAATACCTCACATGTTTGCTTTTGAAATGAGAAGACGCGGTTGGTATTTTAGAAGTGATATAATCTGGTATAAAGAAAATTCAAGAAAAGTAAAAGCAAAAGATAGACCTCAAAGAAAACATGAATATATATTGATGTTTTCAAAAAGTCAAAAGTATTATTTTAATGATATTGGGTTAGATAGCGTTTGGAATATAAAAATAAAAAAACATGAAGACTTTCATTCTGCTCAATTTCCTGAAAAACTTGTTGAGAATTGTATTTTGCAAGGATGTCCCAAAAAAGGAATTGTCTATGACCCGTTTCTTGGCTCTGGAACTACAAAATTTGTTGCCAATAAACTAGGGTATAATTGTATTGGTTCTGATGCTTCAAGAAAATACATGAAAAAGGCTAAGGAAAACATTGATAAAATTAGTGTTTTATAAAGGAATCATTTATGAGGACAACACTTCAAGGAACAGTATACTTTTGGGACGATATTGAAAGACTCTTGTTTTCGATAGAGGCTGGGTACATTTTATCCAAAGGTGGAAAAGAAGACCCTACTGATGGTTTTATGGATTTTATAAATCTTTTTAAGAATTACTTTTCAAAAGATATAAAGCACCATTACTATTTTGAACACGTTAAAAGGTATGCTGAAAACTTAAGAAATCTTTTGGGAAATAAATGCAACGAACAGGCTTTTCAAGCAGTAGCTAACGTTTTCGATTTCTATGGAAGAGAAGGTTATTAATGAAACAAAGAATTTTTGGACTTATAGGTTTACTGTTTTGTTTAGTTTATATTTTGTTTTTTGGCTTAGATGAAATAATAAAAGTTTCATATCTAAAAGTTTCTTTTGGATTTATGTTTCTAGGGTCAGTTTTTTTAATCTCAACAGATACTTTTAATTCTACAAAATAAAGGAGATTATAACAAATGAAAAATGGTATATTAATAGTTTTAGCTTTAGTTTTAGTTTTATTTTCCCAAATTTCAGCCACGTTTCCAACTCAAGGGAATTTTAATAATTATGTTAACTACACGCCCGGAAGATGGATTAAGTATGATGTTTATCCAATTACAGGTATATGGAATGACTCTACGGGTGCTTTAGATATTCTCACAAGAGGTAATAAATTAAAAACGGAAAATATCTCTTTTGGAACAAAAACGTGTGAAAAGTTTTCAGGACAATTATACAACAGCTATTATCATGCAGAAAACGTCCCTAGTTTTCCTCAAAACAATTGGGCATCTCTTCAAACACTTCCTTACACTTTTGAAGGAAAAGAATTTATAGGAGAAGGTGTAGATCAAAATGGTTGGGTAAAAATTCCTCCAGAAGCAATAATATCGAAGAGCCTTGTCGTAGGTGAGGTCATTGATTCTCCAAATACTACCGTTTACGAATCATGTTCGTCTGATATAATTTTTTCCAATTCTTTTCACTGGAAATATAGAACTGTGTCTCGTCACGCAACATGGGGTTCTTTTGGAGATACATATAGAACTTCACTAAGAGAATATGGCGGAAATGTTTACAATTACGCTTGGACATATGGTGTAGGATTATCTGATTTTTGGTATGGCTTATTGAACACCTCAAACAACACTGTAAATGGATATGAATATTATGCTGTCTCATTCGGAACAGTTACGCCAACCCCCGCTCCGACTTATACGGCAACAACTACGCCCACATTGGTTTCAACTCCTTCCCTTACACCTTCCATTACATTGACTCCCACACCTTTCAGCCCAACTTCTACAGAAGAAACTCCGTTTCCTAATCCAACACAAACTCCAACTTCTTCGATTGTAGATTCTTGTATGGATATAACGGGAGGAAAATTGTGCTTTTATCCTTATACAACGACTCCTAACCAATAAAATAGGCATTTTATGGATATAAATAATTTATATTGTATTGACAATGTTCAAGGCATGAAAAAATTGCCAAGCAATTTTGTTGACCTAACCGTTACAAGCCCCCCATATGATAACTTAAGAATTTATGACGGATATTGTTTTGATTTTGAAAGTGTTGCAAAAGAGTTGTTTAGAATAACAAAAGAAGGAGGGGTTGTTGTTTGGATTGTAAACGATGAAACAAAGAATGGCTCTGAAACAGGAACATCTTTTCGTCAAGCGTTATATTTTATGCAAGTTGGATTTAATTTACACGATACTATGATATGGAACAAAAATGGATTTAGTGCGGTTGGAGCATTGAAAACCAGATATTCTCCAGTGTTTGAATATATGTTTATTTTTACAAAAGGAAAATTGAAAACGTTCAATCCTTTGAAAGATAGAAAAAATAAAATACAAAATAAACTTATAAATAAGACAAAAAGACAAAAAGACGGAAGTATAAAAAGAGGAAAGCCCTACATTTCATCTGAATATGGACAGAGGTTCAACATTTGGGAGTGTTCCCCTCAAAGGCAAAGAGGAGGCAATGTTCATCCCGCCCCATTTCCAGAAAAGTTAGTGGAAGACCATATTATTTCTTGGTCAAATGAGGGAGACTTGGTTTTTGACCCGTTTGTGGGAAGTGGAACTACACCCAAGATGGCTAAAAAAAATAAAAGAGGATATTTGGGATTTGATGTTTCTCCAAAGTACATAAATATTGCCAAGAAAAGAATTAGTGAATAAAATGAAGAATTTATTCGAGGAAAATAATGGAAGAAAAACTGCTAAACGAAATTAGAATTTGGGTCAAAACTATTGCTTGGGAGTTAACATTCCTTCTCCCTTTTATTATTTTAGCCATCAATAAATATTTACGTGAATAAAAACATAATTTTATGAAGACTGAATATTCTATAAAACCAATATCTAAAAAAGAAGCGTCGGAGATTCTTTTAAAATGGCATTATTTAAAAGATATTTCTAAAGGATTTAAAAGCGGCTATAATTATGGACTTTTTAAAAATGAGAAATTGGTTGGGTCAATAATTTTTACTGGGTTTCCTGTTCCAGAATTAGTTAAAGGATTATTTGGGCTGGAAAGAAAAAACCAAAGTGGATTTTTCGAATTAAGTAGACTTTGTATTGAACCAGAGACTCAAAAAGAAGAATACAATATAACTTCTTGGTTTGTTTCTCGCTCCATAAGACAATTAAAAAAGGACACAAACGTAAAAGCCATCTTATCGTATGCGGATAGTGATTTTCATTCTGGTACAATTTATAAGGCTTGTAATTTTAAATATTATGGATTAACAGATGAAAAGAAAGATTTTTGGATAAAAGATGTGAATGGTAATTACACAAAACATTCCAGAGGCAAAATTAAAGGCTTAGAGGGAGAATGGAGACCTAGAAGTAGGAAACATCGGTTTTTATTGATTTATGATAAATCTCTAAGCCCTCTTTGGAAAGAAGAAAAATATCCTTGACAAAATTCAAACCTTGTGGTATAATCTTCCCTTGATTGGGAAGATTTTTATTTAACGGAGAATTCATGAATTACGAAAAAACATATTTTTATGATGTTGAATCTTTTAGTAGTTTCGCCTGTCTGACATTTTTAGATAAAGAAACTCAAGAAGTTATTCAGTTTAGTTTTGGGTGCGGGCATAATGACCTTCAATCTCTGAAAGATTTTTGTTCCCAACGAATGTTATTGGTAGGGTTTAATAGCATTAGTTATGATGATCCTGCTTTACGTTTTATCCTAGAACAATCTGTAGGAGTCGGTCTCCCTAAAAAACTATTCGCTTTATCTAAACGGTTGGTTTCAGACGCTAACAGAAGAGACGATGATATTGTTAGACTTCGATACCCAAGAGATGTTTATTATCCTTGGGACTCTATGGATTTGTTCAAAATTATGCACTTTGATAGACTCGGCGTTGGTTTGAAGCAATGTGCAGTAAATTTAAAGCATGAGAGAATTCAAGACCTGCCCTATCGGTACGATTATCTTATTTCTACAAAAGGCGAAGTTAAAACTGTTCTTGAATATAATATCAATGATGTTTTGATTACACAAAAGTTGTTCAATCAAATTCAGCCACAAATTAAACTCCGAGAAGAAATTGGAGCGTTGTATGATGTGAACGTAATGAATGCTTCAGACTCCAAGATGGGTAATATTATTTTGGAACATTACTACAGAGAAGAATTGGGAATTGATGTTAGAACAATCAAAGACCTTAGAACAAAACGTTCTTCCGTTGATTTAAAAGACTGTATTCCTGCTGTAATTAGTTTTCAAACTCCTGAATTGATTTCTTTTCATGAAAAAATAAAAAGCACTACGGTAATGGGGTATGATAATTTCAAATTTGAAGAAGTTATTAAATATAAGGGAACAAATTATTCTATCGGATCAGGCGGTATTCATTCTATGGAGTCCGCTTGTCGATTTGATGAAACGCCAGAAAAGAAGATTATCAGTTGTGATATTGCAAGCATGTATCCAACATGTATCATTTTGAATAATATTTATCCTGAACATTTAGACGAAGGGTTTGTAAAGGTTCTGAGTATTCTTACCGCTGAACGTTTAGCGGCAAAGAAAGATAATAAAACAAAAGCCGATGGTTTGAAGATTACCATTAACGGGCTTTATGGGAAGTTAAATTCTGACACATTCTGGCTGGAAGATGCGAAAGCTATGCTTTCAGTAACTATCGCCGGGCAACTTTATATTTTGATGTTAATTGAAATGCTTGAATTAAATGGTATTCATTGTATTTCAGCAAATACAGACGGTATTGAATGTGAAGTTCCTGTAGAAAAAGAAAATCTATATTACGAAGTTTGTAAGCAATGGGAAGAAAAAACCGGATTTGCTCTTGAATATACTTATTACAAATCATATATTAAACGAGATGTAAACAATTATATTGCAATTGACACTAAGGGAAAGGCTAAAACTAAGGGGGCGTTTATTCCTGATATTGATTTGAAAAAGGGATACAAACATCCAATCGTTGCAAAGGCTGTTTACGAATACTTTGTTCACAATACTCCAGTAGAAGAAACAATAAATGCCTCAAATGACATTTTTGATTTTTGTATTAGTCAAAAAGTCGGAAAAGAATTTCAGATGCAACTAAAAACTCTTTCTGGAGTTCAAGACCTTCAGCGAACTAATAGATTTTACATTTCTAACTATGGTGGTTATCTTCTAAAGAAACACGGAGACGGACGACAAATTGGACTCTTTGTTGGTAAGATGATTCAGATTCTAAACGAGTATGATCCTTCCAAATCGTTTGAGTCATATCTAGTAAACAAAGAATGGTACATCAAAGAAGCCAAGAAGATGATTGAAGAAATTGAACCAAGTGTTGTTCAAACCTCAATGTTTGATAATAATATTGATTTTGGAAAAAGAACAAACTTTTTAGGTCAAGAAATTACGAAGAAAAAGAAGGGTGTCTCGTCGGTTTTAGATAAAAAGATTACAGAGAAAGAAGTTAGAGAGGCTAATAAAAGAAAGTTAACCTATGATGTAAACGCTAAATATGCTTTAGTCACAGGAGTCGATTTAAAATATAGTCCAAGTATCACTTTCTACTCTCTGTCAAAGGGAACAGAACAAAAATTCAAAATTAAAAAAGGTCTCTTTGACGGAAATCCTTTAAGATATGGAGATATTGTCTCTCTAAACAACTTTGAAAAGAAAAATAAATTTGTGAAATCTGGAGACGGTTTCAAGGAAGTTCCCAACGAATATGTCTGGTGGATTGTAGATTACGAAAAAATAAATAATGTTGAGGAGTTCAAAAGAAAACAATGACCGAAATTTTAGGTAATAAAACCGAAATTATCCTTCATAATATGGATAACATGAAATTCAGTACAGATAGGAAATTTGATCTAATTTTTGCAGATTACATTTATGAAAATGATGTTTTTGATTGGGCTGTAAAACATTTTAGAGATCATCTAAAACCTGCCTCAATATTCATTGCAATGAGTGATTACAAAACAGATTTTTTGTTTAGATACTTCATGGAAAAGATTGTAAATACAGCTACATTAGTTAATGATGCCAAATGGAAATGTGAGTGGGGGAACCACCCTAAAGATAGATTTCATCAGTGTTATGATTCTATTATGATATACTCAAACGCAAAGAAAGGATGGAAGTTTCGCTCTGAAGTAGTTCAAGTCCCAAAGGCTACTGCAAAAACAAATCTTAATCCTTCTGGAAGAATGACGAAAACCGCTACAGCATGGATAGATGATATTGTTCTTACAACAACGGCAAAGGAAAGAGTGAAAAAGAGTGATGGAAAACTAATTCGCTGGCAAAAGCCATTAAGACTCTACGACAGAATAATTGCTCCGTTTACAAATGAAGGTGATTGGGTTTTGGACTTATTTGCTGGATCAGGGTCTTTAGGTAAATGGTGCAAAATGAATAATCGAAATTATGTCGGAATAGAATTAGACAAAGAAGTATATAAATTGGCAAAAAAGAACATCGGAGGATAAAATGATTGAATTAACTGATAAAAACATAGAAGATATTGATAAAGAAAAATCCCTAGTTTTATTTGGTAAAAATGGAATACCTATTATTGGAAAATATGTTGGATCAAATGTATTTAAGACAATGACTCAGTATGTATTAAATGATGATGGCACTTATAGTTCGTTATACACAAGAATGTACAAAAATGCTTTTGTCGGATATATAGAAATTGAATAAAAGACACATTTTATGAAAATACAAATTCAAATACTAACAAAGAAAAATAACAAGTTTGTAATTAAAGATTTTCTTGAAAAATATAATTTAGATTTATCTTTTTTTACTGCTTGGAGTAATGGACTTAATGATTTGGTTCTGTTTTATGAAATTTACGGATCAAGAGAAAATATTATTTCTCTTCTGACAGATGAAAAAATATCCTCGATGATTTCATAAATAAAACGCTTATTTTATAGAGGAGAAAACATGAAAGATGAGTTGTTAAAGAATCTTCAAGTGATGGCGTGGGAAAGGGCTAAAGGAGAACTAAACTCCATTTTGGTAACTATTTACCCTGATTATGAAGAAGAAGACCCACACAGAGAGTTTAAAGAATTAGAAGCCATAATTAAAAAATTTATTTTTGAAGTAGAAGACAATACTTTTTTAGGATAAAATAGAGATATGAAAAAGAAAAAAGAAAAGACGATTGAAGATTTCGACAATTTCCCCTTGTCTAAGGTAGATGGAGTTCAATTTGAAAATTTTCCAATGCCAAAAATTGATGAAATAAAACTAATATGTCCAACCTGCAAATCAGAAAATAAATTAAACAGAGTTGTACCAGAAAAAACTCTTTTAGAAAAGAAGTTGTACGAGTGTTCTATTTGTCATGAAAGATGTTATATTTAAAAAAAGAGAAAACTTAAAATGAATGAAAACAAGTTCAAACAAGAATACCTAAACCCATTTCCAGACACACTTCTTTCTTGGTTAGAAGGCTTTTGCATGGAACTGGATGCTGAAAGACCAAGACCCCCTACAGGAAACGATAGATATTATACATTAGAAGAATATTACAAGAGAGTCGGTGCTTGGGAAACACAAGAGATAATTAGGAAAAAACTATTGTATGCTATAAAAGTAGAAAAAATAAAGACTGAAAGTGAAGATCATAAAAAGTTAAGATACGAATAAAATTCCGATTTTATGAAGGAGAAAGAATGGATTACACGAAACCTCAAAAATATATTAGAATATATTATCCTCACACTCTAAAACTTAGGGATAATAAAAACTTTAGATTTTGGATTTTTACTATTTGTTGGGGAGAAGCGGTTTTTTCACATAAGTTACCTTTTTTCATGATGGTTAGAAATGAGTTTTAATGAATAAATTAAAATACGCAATAATGAACGGGGATACTGTTCTGGGGATGATTTACGAAGACGATAAATATGGGAGAACAATGGTTATACAAGAGAAGATAAACCTTGCCTTTCCCGTTTATCTATATGATGTTGAAAAATTTAAAAAACTTGAAGAGGATGATTTTTCAAAACAGATTTGGAAAATGATTCCGAATGCACAATAAAATCATTGATTTATCAATATAAGGAAGGTCTCTTGTTTTATTATTATGGATCAAAAACGCTTTTATCAAAACACTATCCGTCTCCGCTACATGGTTTAATTATCGAGCCTTTTGCTGGTTCAGGGGCTTATTCTCTATATTGGTTGGCTAAGAATAAAAATGTAAAATCTATTTTAGTAGAAAAAGACCCAAGAGTATACTCAACTTGGAAATATCTTTTAGAAAAGGCTACAATAGAAGATATTGAAAATTATCCTGTTCCAAAAATAGGAGATAAAACAAGTGACTTTCTAATAATGACTTGTGCTGTATCTAACGCAATATCTAAATGCAAGGAACTGAAATATACAGAAAGACTTGCAAAAGTTTTTGAAATTCAGAAAAGAAGGCTAATAAAGTACTTACCTTTAAGAAATAGAGTAAAAATAATCAATGATGATTATAGGATTTTAGAAAATAAAAAAGCCACTTGGTTCATTGATCCCCCATATCAAATAACAAAGAATGTAAATAAAAATACAATTTTTGCTAACGGAAACGGATATGGAAAAGGTTTTTCTTCAGACGAGATAGATTTTGAAAAACTCGGAGAATGGTGTAAAGAAAGACAAGGGCAAGTTATTGTTTGCGAAAAGGAGGGGGCAGACTGGATGAATTTTAGAACACTTAAGAATGGAAAAACTTCAATGGGTAAAAACTACAAAGAAGTTTTCTGGACTAATGAGTAAAAGTAGAGGAATAATGTTTAAATTTTTAGATAAAGCTAAAGTATGGTTTCATTCTTACGAATTCTCCCCTTCAAGAAATTCAACAAGCGTTGAAAACACAATTTTGTTTGACAGAATATTAGAGGGGATAAGAGATGATATTAACAAGTATCCGTTTTGGAGCATGTACAAAAACGATAAAAAAATAAAGATAACAGTTTTAGTAGAATATGATTATGAATAAAATATTACTTTTATTAGGAAATAAAACATGGATGGTTTTGTAAAAATAAAAGCTACAATTCTCCCTTCTAAAAAAGAAATAGAAAGAACTTATCATAAAGACTTCCCTATGAGTGAAGGGGAATGGTTCAATTGTATTGACCCAGAAAATCTGGAACAAAAGTTTAAGTTAGTAAAGATAATTGGAAAAAACTATTATTTTTACCCTGTAGAATACGAATTAAAAATACTTGACATATTTTAAATTATGTGTTAAAATATAAATAAAAAGGATAAAACATGGAAAACTTAGTTGTTGGTCAAGAAGTTTACTTGAAAAAGGCAATGTTAGGAGGGACTGTTGGTTCTAAGGGATACGTTTATGAAACATATGAAGATTTTGATGAACCAGAGAAAAATGCTGTATCTATCATTTTTAGTAATGCTGGTTATGACGGATTTTCTGTTAAAGAGCAGGAATTATTTCTTGAAATTGGTAGAGTGGATCAGAGATATACGATGTATGATTTTAAAAATGTAAATCAAGTTTATAAGGATTATCTAAATGGATATTGGCAATTTTGAAGAGTCTTTTAATAGGGAAGGAGAGTTTAACTAATGCAACTACTAGACCCCGACGAATACCATCAAATGTTGTGTTTTTATATGATAGCCTGTCAAGCCCAAAAAGAAGTTAGAAATTACGAAAAGGCTTTGGGATATTTGATAGAGGACAAGTCTTTGTTCGAAAGATTGGGTAACATGATATACGATTCTTCTTCAAATGGAACAAAGAAGGAATTTGATAGTTTTATATTTGAGAACGGGATTTCTATTAAATGGAAACCTACACAAACAAAATTCGCAAAAGAACCCAAAGAGGAAACTAATGTCCAGTGATAACGCAATTTTAGTTTTGGAATTAAAGGATCAATTTAGAGTAGTCGAAGCGGGGGCTATTGATAATCTTTACTGGAAATGGTCAAATGAAAATCACTCTGGAGAATTAGTTTCTGCGAGATTGTTTGAATACTTTAACAAATCTAAGAAGTTCAACGATAAAGGGGAAGCCTTTTCTTTTGCCTCTAAATTATTTTCAAAAGCAGAGATTGTTGAATATGGAATAATTCCTTTGGTAATAAAAAAGACTTGGGGACAACTATTGGAAACAGCCAGAGAAGAACTGAACAGCGAAAAAATGTTCGTTTTAAATAGCCCTGAATTAAAAAATAGAGGCGATATTTTAGACGAAATAAATTATTCTTACAGTGATGTACTCACTGAAATAAGCAAGGAGAAGTATGCTAAATAATAACCATGTTCAAATTGTGATGGGAATTATCCGAGCCATTAACGAGGATAAAAAACTAAAAGGGTTTAAGTTTAGATCAGAAGAAGAACTGAAGGTTACAGAAAAGAAGATTATCTCTTTTGTAAACTTCTACAATAAGATTATAAACTTTTTAGTAAATAATAAAATTTCTATATTTATAAAAGAAGCATTTTATTTACTATTTGGAATCCCCTACCCTGAATATTTATTCAGTAATGATGAGGGAGACTATCTGGTTGATTATCAAAAAGGAAAGACTGAAGAAGGTAAAACCATAGTAGAGTTTAGAACCACTCCTGAATTAAAATTTGCATTAGATGTTTCTAAAATGTGGTTTTGGAAGAAGTATTACATTAGATATATTGTAAACAAAACGGCTAAAGAATATGGTAGATCGCAATTTCGCTTTAAGAGGATGCTAACCTACAATTGACCCTTGACAAATCAAGGGTTTTGTGGTATCATTATTGTATTGTACAAAACAGGAGATTACTTTGATTACTGAAAAACAATACTCGGATTTAGATAAAGCATATTCTTATTTCAACAAACATTTATTTGGAAATAAGCTTCCTGAATGCCTAATCACACTAAACAGAAAAGCGCGAACTTATGGATATTATCATCACGAAAAATTTCAAAACCGTGAAAACAAAGAAGTGATTTCTGAAATTTCATTGAATCCTGATGGGTTTAATGAAAGGGAAGACATTGAAATTCTATCCACTCTAGCTCATGAAATGGTTCATGTGCAACAGTTTTACTTTGGAAATCCTCCTCGAAGGGGGTATCATGACAGGCAATTCTCAGAAATGATGTATGAAATTGGACTTCAGACATCCTCTACTGGTGAACCGGGAGGAAAGTCAACTGGGCAAAGAATGACTCACTACATCATCGAAGGCGGTAAATTTGAAATTGTGGCAAATGCTTTTCTTTTGAATGGATCAAAACTTCACTGGAATAGCCGAATTGAAGAAAAAGAAGTAAAAGAACGTAAGAAGACACGAGAAAAGTTTATCTGCCCAAATTGTATGAAAACAACTGCTTGGGCTAAGAAAACTGCTAAACTAGCATGTGGGGAATGTCTAGTTTTACTTGAAATTGAAAAAGAATAAAAGGTCAATTTTATAAAGAGGTGAAATGAACCTTTCGGTAGACAAGTACGGCTTTATTATTTATCATACAACTAAAGACGAAATATTTTATGCAAAAGATATTTTTGCTAAAAGGTTTTCTTCATCTCTTTCTCTAAATTCTAGAACAGTCTATGATAGAATGGAAAGCAGATTGGCTGGTATTGTAGGGGAAATAGTTTATCAAAATTTATTCCCAAAAGCCAAAAAGACTCCAGATAGAGATATTCCCTTTGATTTCCATCATAATGAATTAAAAGTAGATGTAAAATGTAAATACCGAAAAGTTGATCCAAGAGATGACTTTGAAGCTTCTTTTTTCGAATATCAAATGTTGAGGTCTCTGCAAAACGTAGATAGATATGTTTTTATGTCTACTAAAGATGACTTTTCTAAAGTTTGGCTTTGTGGTTATATCGATAAATCAGATTTTATGAACAGAGCGAGATTGTGGAAAAAGGGTCAAACTGATCCAACAAACGGAAAAGTTTTTCATGAAAATACTTTAAGCGTTTTCTACTCTCAATTAAATAAATATGACTTGAGGAAATAATGATTAAATACGATTATCGTTGTGAAAAATGCGGAAAGCAGTTTGAATATGAATCTTCTTATTCTAACAACAAGAAGCCAAAATGCCCCGAATGTAGAAGTTCTAAGGTAAGAAAAGTAATTCTTCCATCGTCTATAGTATATAAGGGAGAAGGGTTCACAAAAAAGATTGAACCAGACGAATAAACGGTAAAAATAATAGGGTGACTTTCTTTTAGAGAGCCACCCTATTTATATCTTAATTTTTAGGAGGATTATGGAAAACGTTTTAGGTGACAATATAGGATTCGTAAAACTGGTAGATAAAATGGGAGATGACTTATCTGTAGTGAATTCGGCAAGGATTTCTTACAACAGAGAGTCTTCTGAGTTTTCAGATAGAGATAAAAAGTTAATCAAGTATCTTTTGAAAAATAATCATAGCTCCCCATTAGAACATGTTCAGTTTACTTTCAATGTAAAAGTTCCTCTTTATATTGAAAGACAGTGGAACAGGCATAGATCATGGAAATATTTTTCTCTAAATGAGGTGTCTAGAAGATATAGTTCTGAAAACATAGAATTTTATGTTCCAAAAGAGTTTAGATTACAATCTGAAGACAATAAACAAATGTCCACTGGTCAATTATTGGAAGAAAAGAGGGCGACAGAATTTGAAGATACAATTAAAATGTTTTGTGAAGATAGTCTCACTATATATTCTGTAATGTTAGAAAACAAGGTGGCAAGAGAAGTAGCGAGAGGGGTCTTGTGCCAATATATGTACACTAACTTTTACGCCACTGTTGATCTTCACAATTTATTTTGGTTTTTAGAGTTGCGTAGACACCCTCATGCACAACATGAAATTCAATTATATGCAAGAGCTATTGAAGATATTATTAAAGATATTGTTCCTTTTACATACGAAACATGGAATAATTTAATGCAAGAAAAATATAATTTTTAGGAGGTTTTATGAGTTTTTCAGAAGATATTATGAAGTTAAGGTATTCTTGGGATAAAGAGGATGGTTCTAAAGAAACATGGGAAGAAATTTCTAAAAGAGTTGTTAAAAATGTTTTTTCAGTTACTAAAAATGTCAATTATGATTTTTCAGAAATAAAAGAAAAAATAGAAAAAATAATTTCAGAGAGAAAATTTATTCCGGGGGGAAGATTTTTGGCTCAAGCAGGGAGAGATTATCATCAAACAAACAATTGTTTTTTACTACGTGTCGATGACACAAGAGAGGGTTAAATAACTCCAGCCCTACCTTCTTAAACTGCTGGAAACTCTTGAAGGGTTATTTGCTACAACAAAATTGGAAACGATAGTTGTGAAAGCTTGAAAAAAATAACTTATAAGACAATCAGCATCGAAGTCCCTACATTTTTATATACGGGAAACGTTCAACGACTAAACAGGAAGGATAAAATTGAAAACATATTTTTATTATTTAATAGACCCAAGAGATGAATCCGTAAAATATATAGGTCAATCTAAAAACCCTAAACAAAGATTATTTTCCCACATTACAGAATCCAAGATAAAAAATAAATCCTACTATTCAAAAAAGAATAAGTGGATTAGAGAATTATCTGAACTAGGATTAAAACCAGTAATGACTGTTTTTCAAGAATTCAAGGGATCAGTACATAATGCCCATTTAAAAGAGTGGGAGATTATAACAGATCATTTTGAAAGAGGAATAAAACTTTTGAACGGAAATGATGGAGGAGTTCCATATTATTTTTCAGACGAAAGAGTTAAAAAAGTATATAAATATGATAAAAACTCTCTTGTCTTAATTAAAGAATATAGAACTGCTTTTGACGCTTACTCTGAAACTGGAATAAAAGATTCCAACATAGGAAGGGCTTGCAAATCGATAGAAAAAAATAAAATTCAATTTGCTGGTGGTTTTTTATGGTCTTATGAAAAATTCGATATTTTTCCAAAGGAAAAAATTGTTTTTTCAGTTAGGCACAATAAGAAAAAAATTATCTCAATAAATATAAAAACAGGAGAAGAGATAATTTTTGAAAGCGCAAGAGAAGCGGCTAAAAAGTTAAATTGCTCATATAAAGAAATATCTCATTGTTGCTTGGGAAAACAAAAAAATCACAACGGATATGTTTTCAAATTTTATAAGATATAGTCTAAACTTTATAGAAATATAAAGAATCGCTGTGGAGCGAAGTTGCTCAAAAGGCAACAGTTATGCTTATGTCAGGCGGAGGATTAGGAATTGATTATTCCAATCTAAGACCTAAAAATACTCCTTTGAAAAGAAGCGGTGGAGTTTCTTCCGGGGCTATTCCTCTAATGAAAATGATAAATGAAATTGGAAGAGGGGTAATGGCGGGTGGTAAGCGAAGATCGGCAATATGGGCAGGATTAAGGTGGAATCACGGAGACATTTTTGAATTTATTGACATTAAAAATTGGTCTCAAGAAATTAAAAAACTAAAAGAAAAAGACTTTGATTTTCCCGCCCCTATGGATATGACAAACATCTCTGTAATATTGGATAAAGACTTTTTCGATGCTTTTGATAATAAAGAAAACTCAAATCACAAGTTGGCATCCGATGTATACTGGAAAACAGTAGAAAATATGGTCAAGCACTCAGAACCCGGATTTAGTGTTGATTATGAAAACAAAAACGAATCTCTTCGAAATGCTTGTTGCGAAATTGTTTCAGAGGACGACTCTGATGTATGTTGTTTAGGATCAGTGAACTTTTCAAAAATAAATTCCTTAGAAGAATTAAGGGAAGTTACAGAACTTGCCCAATTGTTTCTCATTTTAGGAGTAATCTATTCAGATGTTCCTCATCCAAAAGTGAAAGAAATAAAAGAAAAGAACATGCGTACTGGACTTGGAATAATGGGCTTTCATGAATGGTTGATTCGTAGAGGATATAAGTATGAACCAAACGAAGAACTAGGTAATTGGTTAAGTGAATGGAAAAACTCTTCTGATAAATCCGCTAAAAAATGGTCAAAAATAATGGGAGTAAAAGAACCAATTAAGAAAAGAGCAATTGCCCCAAATGGAACTATTAGCATTGCTGGTGGACAAACCACTTCAGGTATCGAACCAATATTCTCATTAGCGTATCAAAGAAGGTATCTAACTCCTGAAGGATGGAAGAAGCAATATGTGGTCGATTTTGTAGCAGAGAAGCTTCACGAGGAAGGATATGATTTATCAAATGTTGAAGATGCTTATTCTCTGAGTTTGAAATCCGAAAAAAGAATTGCCTTTCAAGCATTCGTTCAAGAATATGTTGATAACGCTATTTCGTCTACCGTGAATCTTCCCTCATATGGAAATCTTGGAAATAACGATTATAAGAAATTCGGAAAGTTATTGTATAAATATCTTCCAAAACTTAGAGGTATTACTTGTTATGCTGATGGTAGTAGAGGAGGACAACCATTGACTCCTGTTGATTTTAATTTTGCCATTTCAAAAAAGAATGTAGTTTTTGAGGGAAATGAAGAATGTGCAGACGGAATATGTGGACTGTAAAGTCTTGACAAATCACTAAAAATATGATATACTGCTCTGTTGAATTTAATAAAAAATTAGGAGAATAGCTTGAATATCAAAATTAAATATCATGCACCAATTGAAAAACTTTCAATGATTGAAAAAGGAGACTGGTGTGACCTAAGAGCCGCCGAGACAGTTGAAATAAAACAATTTGAAAGCAGATTGTTTTCATTAGGAGTTTCTATGGAACTTCCTGAAGGATATGAAGCCCACATAGCCCCTAGATCATCTACTTTTTCAAAATGGGGAGTCCTTCTTACAAATTCTGTTGGTGTTGTGGACGAATCTTATAGGGGAGATAATGATGTTTGGAAAGTTAACTTTTACGCTACAAGAGATACTATCATAAATTTCAACGATAGAATACTTCAATTTAGAATTATTCCCAAACAACCAAAGCTGACTTTTGAAGAAGTCGAATTCTTAGACTCTATTAATAGAGGCGGGTTCGGATCAACAGGACATACATAAAATACATCTTTTATGTGCATAAAACAGTAAAAATAACCCCCTAACAATTAGGGGGTTATTTTTTTATAATTCGTTTGTAAAATCAATATACGCAGTAGATGGAGCGGAAGAATCTGTAGTTAGAAACCCAGCTACACCACTTGTCCAAGTAGAAGCTGTTGTGATTGTAGCTACTGCAAAGTTGTCTAACCTATTTGCAATAGTTATTGCATTCAATGTTTGTGTTTGATACCTATAATGAGAAACTGAGGAGTACCCAATTGTAACAGATGAGAAATTTCTCTTTGGTTTCATTGGCAATTGCAAAACCGCTCCTGTAGTACTATACGCTATCCCAATAGGAGGATAACTAACATTAGCTGTAGGAGTGTTCCATCTCTCATAATATCTAACGCACCTAACATTGTATTCAATATCATAAGGTATAATATTATATGGAGTAGCGTATGATCCCAATTCTAATTGAACACCTGTTATATATAAAAAGTCAGACAGAGTAGTAGTCGAATCATCAGACCATATAAATACAGCAACATTATTTGTTCCTGCTGTGTCTATAGTTGCAGTTACAGAATATCTAGCCCAACTACTAGTCACATTTAAATTGGAAGGAGTATTTTCAAAAGTCCAGTTAGAAACCAACGTGGGGGTGGTTCCGCTACTATTCCAAGAAGAAACAACGTCTGACGTAACGCTATCTGCTGTTCCGTCCCAAGAAAGTATTCCTGCTTTTACGTTTGACAAACTTGATCCAGTAATCTTGGCATAAAAGGATAAGGTAACGGTGTTTCCAATTATTCCTTCGCAATTTTTATTTTCTATTATCTGAAGTATCCCAAACTTTTTATCGATAGTTTCAACATCTAATGCGATGGAATTCATAAACCCGGAAGGAACAGTTGTTGATTGAGTAATATCTACTATGTCGTTTCCATCTGATAAAATTATATATCTATCCAAATTATAAGTATCATCGTTGTTTGAACCAGATGTAAACGATGTTCCTCTTTGGGCAACCATCATGTCCCCGTTGATTATCTTATTTCTAAAATCAAGAGGCATTTGACTTCTTAAATTTTCTCCCGTTATGTGTTTTAAGTCATTTGAACTATCACTATCCAAAAGAGGAATTTTATCAGCATTAGATATAGTTGTTTTTGCTGTGGAAGAGTTTACCGTATTTTTTATTAAACTACTTTGGGTAACAGAATCAGATATTGATCCATCAGAAGCAACTAAAACTACGCTACCTGATGTTCCTCCGTGATATACTTGATCTGCCGAATCCGCGTTAACCCAAACCCATTGTGTTCCATCGTATGTAAACATATAATATCTATTAGATTGGAGTTCTGCTCCAGTAATATTCACTATAGAACCAGAACTATTTACTTTTGTTACCGACTTTGTTCCTAAAGCGTTTATATTCAAAGTGACAGTTCCAGCGGAGTCGGTGTCTAACTTCAAAAGAATTGTCATCCCTGTGATGTATGATGTAATCGAAACAACTGTCGCTTCGTAATAGTTCGCTGATATGTAACTAGCAGGAACGGGAATGGCTCCTCTTTGATTTTGCAAAGTAGTTATAGAACTGTTAACTGTTCCTGCCCACGTATCAATTCTATAAAAATTTGAAGTAGTGGCTGTTCCGCCCCAAACAGCCCTAAAAGTTGCAAAAGTTACTACTTGATCTGTTGTGCTATCGTAGAGGGTTAGTGTTAAATTAGGTGTTGTTGTTGACATTAATTCTCCTTTCTTTTAACTCGCTGTATAATCCATTTCACCAAGAGTTAAAGCGTCTAAGTCTCCAAGTGTTTGTGGGTCAAAATCTCCTAATATAAAAAACTGAGCCAATGTCGGATCAATTGTCAAAACAACTTTCTTTATGATTATTGACGATACGGCTTTTTGAATTGCTTTTGAAACAGGAGTCATTCTTAGTCTTAAAGATATTGTTGAAACGGCTTTGAGACGTTCTCTCATTGTATAAATTAGTCTTACTCTACGTGCATTTATTGTTTGAGTTATTGAGGTAATTAGTTTTACTTGAGATATAATTAATTTTATTTTTCTCAGATTAATTGTCGTAAAAGCCGCTAAAGCAAAGGTTGGACTAAAAGACGTTCCTATTTTAAAGGCTATTCTAAACAATAAAGTTGCCGCATAAGCAAAGTCGTTTATGAGTAAGTCAAATGACTTGGAGACCCTGTTTACTAAACTAAATGTTTTTTGATTAACAGGAGGAGTCATTGTAGACTCCTAGCTGTTTGTCATCTGGACGGTAATTGCGGAAATTGCGAATAAAACGGTAGTTGCGCTGGCAACACTTCGGGCAGGTGTCAATGTGTCGTACCACCATACATTTCCCGAAGTTAAAGCGTCACTTAAAAAAACAGTTGTTATAGTCCCCCACGATGCGGTTGACTCAGTAAACTGAACTGCTGTTGAATTTGTCAGCGTAGCATTTGAGGCATTCCCCCAGTTTGTTTTATTATTGGTTAATCCGACACGAGCATACGCCCCACCGCTCGGCTCAGTTCCCCCGGAGCCATCTATATTTATACTGGTAGTGGACAAACCAAAATAGTAGGTCGAGGGTTGGGAATAGCTTGTTCCCCCAAAATTAAAATCGAGCACTTTATTCGAGCTGAAATATGTGATAGCCATTATTCCTCCTTAAAATAAAAACGCTATCTTAACTCAGATAGCGTTTTTTCTAAAATGTTTTCTATATTATCAAATTCCCAGTAGGGAATTCGTAGTAAATTTATATTATTATCTTTGCAATATTTTGTTTTTATTCTATCTCGCTTTTTTGTTAACTTAAATTCTTTTGGATTATTGAATTTATCCTCATAGTGAAGAACTCCGTCATATTCTACGCATAAATTATAATCAGATAAATAAAAATCAAACTGAAGATTTTGAATATGCCTGCAATTTAAAAACTCCTTTTGATTCTCAAAAGATATTTTGTTTCTTTTCAAGAAATAATGTATTCTTAACTCCCCTTTTGATTTTTGGCATAGTGGACAACCCGTTTTGTCGCTAACTCTTTTAGACGGAGAAGTAATCCATTCGTTTCCGCAAGTAGAACAACTCCAATAAACTCTTCTGTGTGAATTTGAAGTAATCTTACTTGGAAGAATTGTATTTTTAGAATAACTCCATTCTGATAAAAGTTCCGGATATAAAAATGCCAAACTATTTCTTTTTCCGACTCTTTTACTTGAACAATACGGGCAACCTTTTCCTGAATGTATATCGTTCCAAGTGGAATCAAATACTTCAAGACATTTCTCAGAAAGACAGTTAAAAAATAACTTTTCACTTGAGCCTTTATACTCATTTTCTTCCAGTAAAGAAAACTTTTTATTATTTATTAAAATCCATAACTTTATGTTTTCCAAGGAAAAAGGATTTCCAACGTGAACAAACTTAACTGTCTTTTTTTCTTTATTTGAAAAATCCTTTAACGAAACATCATATCTATATCCAATGTTATCTTTCATTATTACTCTTGTTTCTTCGTTGTTAACATAAGACTCTATGAAAGCAAATTTATATTTCTCAACTATTTCTCTTGCCTCTTCAATTGTTTTTCTTCTTGTCATCATTTCTCCCATAAAAAAAATTTCCCAAAATAAAATGGCAGAAAAGTGTTTGGGATTACACTCTTATCGGGTCTAGATTCCCTATCTGCCAAAAACTAGTATACCACAAAACTAAAGTTTTGTCAAGGTTTTAAGCCAACGGAGTCATTGGTATCACCAAAATAACTCCTTGACCGGGACGATATTCTTCATTAGTAAAAGATACAATTACAGGCTGGTGAATATATTTCCCAGAAAGAATTTCCGTATCAACCGTATCTAGTTGAACTTCAGCAGTTCCCACTCCTGTTATAGTTCCTGTTTTTTCTAAAACACTATAATTTTGACCATAAGGACTCAGTACCCATCGGAATGTTGCGCCCCCCATGTCCAAAGGGGTAATTCCATCCTGTTCGTAAACATTAAAGTTCAAAGTAAAAGGAGTCCCTGCAATAAACCCAAATTCTTCAAGGGAATTTATTTGAGCATATATAGTATATGTTTGAACCATTATTCCTCCTTTTTATTAATTTCTTTTAAAACTTCCTCTTCCGAAATTGATGACTCAAGTATTTCTTTTATAATTAATCTCGAATTAAATAAAAACTTAACAGACTCACCCTTCACTTCTATTTCAGAAAGATTGTAATTAAGTTGAGAAATAAGAGTGGAAATACCTTCTGTTATTTTTATATATTTTGGTTTGTCCATATTTATTATTTTATCCTCATAATTTTTTCTTTAATGATCCATCCAGACAAAGGATTTTCTTCTCTATTGAAAATGTACCAGCAAAATATCTTTTCTTTTTCAATTGTGTCATAACAATATAAAACTTTATTTGAATTTATAGAATATATTGTCATTTCTGAAGTTTCATCTAAATAAATTTCCACATTTGATTTTGTTAAATATCTATTCCCCCAAGTGTTTCCATAGTAAACATCTTTTCCAATATTTTCGTTTGTAAGAAAAGAAAATATAAAAAGAAAAAGTACGATTAAGTAAAACCTACGCATATTCCTCCGCTAAAAGTTATTATTCTAGTTCCAATCGGTGTTGAAATAGACCTGCTTGTAGATATTCCGAAATTTCCTGCGTTTATGTATCCTTGATTTGTATAAAAATAACCGTTGTTTGTAGTAATAGTTCCCTGAGATACTAACGACCCTCCAACAATCTGAAGATTTCCATAAACAGCCAAATCGCTTCCAACTGGAGTAACGCCATTGAAAGTAGGAGTTCCTCCATATAACCTGTTTCCGCTCATTGTTCCGGCAGTAATGCCACTAGCAGAATACCCTGAACCAGAGTTAAATCTATCAGAAGGAAGAGGGGCATTTACTATCTGAGACCACTGTACTGTGCCAACAAGTTTGTTAGCAAATATATCTCCCGCAAAAGTAGCTGTCGATCCTGTTATTGTTAAGCCGCCCCATTTCAAATCACCGTTACTTCTAATATAATTGTTGCTGTCTTTTTGAATACCTTGAGCATTAATTGTTAAACCGCCAATAGAACCTGCCGTTGCTGTCAAAGTACCCGTAAAGCTACCGTTAGCACCAGACAGAGTTCCAGCAAAGTTTACATTGCCCGTTCCATCAACCCAAAATTTATTATTGAAAGTTCCACCTTCGTTTTTCTGAATTGAAAAAACATTTAAAGCAGTTGGGTCAATGTTGACTTTTGTATTTGTTGTTTGCAATGTAAATTTAGCATTATTTAATGTTGCACCTGTTTCATCTAAAACAAAGTTATTGGCTCCGTTGGCTATTGTTAATGTGTTACCAGCCAAAATACGACCAGCAATCACTTCTCCAACAAGACCAAAGGCGGTTCCACCCCCTTGCAGAGTCACCTCTCCCAATGCTAGTTTTGCTGTTTGAAAACCGTCGTCTGAAAAAGCAAGCATGTTGTTAACCATCCACATTTGCTTATCGTCATAAGATGATCCATTCCATTGTCTTGCTCTAAGTCCATTTTGATTGATTAGAATATCTTGGTTGTCACTACTAACGAGATTGTTAACAGCCGCGTTTAAAGAGGATGTTATAAAAGTTGTAACAGAGTCTTTATAATCATTTTCCCAATTACTCCACTTCAAAGAGTCGAAGGAAACTGCCGATCCTGTTTTAACAACTTGACCCATTAAGTCGCTGTAGGCAAAAGAACCATTATCTAATCGAAGCCTGTTACTAAAGGTCATTGAGAAATTTTCGGGATCGTCAAATTGAAGTTCTAATTCAAGAAGTACTGCGGTAATATAAACTTCGTTTTCTAATTCAACAGTTATTTCTGATCCCAATTCAGTCTGAGATGTAAAAACAGAAAACTCTTGAAGGTCTATGTAATTTATAGCATCCAATGAAAATTCATATCTAGGTTGTGAAATTCTTCCAAGAACAGTTTGTGCTTGGTCGTATAATGCTTGGGCTTGCGCTTGAATTTCTACCGCGTTCATAGAGTCTGTTTGAATTATGTTTTCGTTTTTATATGTATTTTCATACATGAAGTTATTTAATTCAAGTAGTTGTCCCGAAGTAAAGTTGTTTTCAAAAGAAACTAATTCAGTTATTGCCTGTAAATCCGAAGTAATAGTGGTTATCTGCGTTTGTTTATTTGAGATAAGAGTGTTTTGGTTGTCTATTTCTAATTGCTTTGATGCAAGTTGAGCATTTATAGAAGTTAAGTCTTCATTGGCTTGAATTCTAACTGCCTTAACTCCCTCTAACGAAAGATATTCACCCTGTAACTCAGCTAAATCTGCTTGCAGAACTAATAGTTCAGCATTATAACCTTGAAGCAAGGTTAGTCCGTTTGCGTAATTGGGTTGCTGAGTATCAACTACAATATCCCAAGCATTGAGAGCATTCACGAGTCCTTGAGACATCCAGTTTGTGTTTTGGTAATAAGAAAAATTATATATCTTATCTGTTCCCAAGGGATTAACATTTCTAATATTGAGAACGCCTCCTCCATAAACACTCAAAACAGTTGTGACCTCATCTGATTTTTCGTTGAACTCAGCATTTGAGATAACGTTGTCAAAACTTAAAAATATATCCGTTTGAGTTGTTGCGTTTTCTTGTGTGTAAACGTTTATAGTTCTATCAACTGTATCAAATATAAAAACAGCTTCAAATGCTTTGGAAACATCATTTGTCAAAAAATTATAAATATTTGTGTCAGAAACATTAAATGTTCTATATGTTCCAGTAAATTCCGTATCGACATGCCCGATGCTCCAATTAGGGGCAAGATCAATCATGTCTCCAAGAATAGTGTCTGTAGAGTCAAGAGGGTTCCATAAAGGCAATGTTCCACCATAAGCCGTTAATCTTTTTGAGACTAATTCAATTTCAAGAGATTGACATTTTACTTTTTTTAATGGAGTAGCCCCATCTAAATCTTCATCTGGATCAATTATTTGAAAATAACCATATCCCTCAATTAAAACAAGTCTTTTACTTTGAATATAGTCGTAAGCAGTTAAGTTTGTCTGACCACCATCGATACTTTTAGGAAATGTGAAACTAAATTCACTAACCGCGTTGAATCTTTTTGTTATTTTTGTGTCATATGCCAAGCCCAAAGAATAGAGTTCCGTTTTATCTGGGTTACATAAAATAATATAAGGAGATTCTGGGACACCAAATTTATCAAACTGTTGTTCCATTTAACCTCCTATCTTTTTTGCTATAAACGTATTGGTCATAACAAAAGATGAAAGATTTCCCTGAATTCTAAGCCTATTTCTGTTTGGAACTAATCTGAGAAATTTTTTGTTGAAATTCCCCATTCTTTTTAATCCGCTAGAGGAATCGATTGTTTGGTAAAGGGATGAAACTGTTAAGACTTCGTTTGCTTGAAGACCAGTAAAACTCATAACCCTGTTTTCATCGTCTAAATTAGTAATAGAAACATTTCCTCCTTCATTATTGACTGTTATAACAATTTCATTTGGTAGAAGATATGATCCATCATCATCGGACATATTATAAAATAACTCTGTTGAATCAACGACAGATGAACTATAATTATAGGTTGTTACTAACGGAAACTTGTATGCGTAAGGCGAATCGCACGTTACTGTAAAACTAACTCCAAATATCAAATTTCCGACTCTTTGTATTTTAGGATCATTTAAAATGCAATTGAAATAGATATTTTGCATATCTGGTTGATCGATTTGAAGTCGTTTATAACTTCGAGATGAAAACAAAAATTTTTGAATTTCTTCAAATGCGCTAGAGTCAATTTCGTTTTCACTAAAGGCGGACATTTCAAATTCTAATTTTGGAGACGGCGTTGCTCCTAAGAAATATGGGGCGGGTCTACGAAAAATCTTCTTCTCAACTATTTCCATAGAAGATGATCCCATAGAAGCATTAACAGCATCGGAATCGATACTGTCTATATAAAGCCCAAATAATTCAGACGGAGTCCCGTCCCAAATGAAAGAACGACCATAAAAAGCCATTACTCCCTCCTTTCAAAATTTAAAAAATAATATTAAACATCATCTGTTGGAAAATTTAGAGGATAATCTATTTTATTCTCTGTTATATACTTGTCATGTTGTTTTGCAGCTTCTATTTCGTCCTTATAATTACCGAGTATTTTACCGTCAAAAGAAACTCTCCAATAAATATAACTTCCGTTTTTAATTTTAACAACGCCTAAATATTTAGAACTCGGATTCTTTTTAGTCTTTTTTCCATAACTAGCGTTATTTTTTCCAGAATTTAATACGCTAAGTTTTTCTCTTGTTGAATCTTTTATAATTCTTTTTGAAACTGCTAAACCTATATTTTTTCTATGTTTTTCGCTAAGTTTCTTACCTTTCTTAGCAATGCTCATTTTTTCCTTGGATTCTTCTGTTTTTGGTTTTTTGTAGTTTGGAGACTTCTCCCCCGTAGTTCCAAACATTGGATTTTTGTCTCCTATTTTTGTCAATCTTATTTTTTCTTTAGTCTCTTCTGAGTGAGTTCTGTTTTTCATAGGAGAAGAACCGCCCCACGATATATTATATCCATTTTCTGAAACATGAGACTTAAGTTCTTTAATCCAGTACATTTCTTTTTCTTCTAATTCTTTTTCTTCACAGAATTCAATTATATATGTTTCAAAATTTTCTTTCCCGTATTTTTCAAAAGCCCCCAATAAGGCAACGCTATTTCCATGAAAAGCGATCATTCTTTTCCTAACATCAATCCCTTGACCAATATATTTTTTACCATTAGTTTTATTTTCAATACAATATATGCCAGACTTGTTTTCTGTTTCCATTATTTAATTCCTCTCTAAAAATCTCTCATTAAATAGATTTAGATGGAAGGCAGTTGAGAGTTACTGCTTTTCGGGAGCGACCCTATCCATCTAAATTAGTATACCACAAAATCTCAGTTTTGTCAAGGCTTATGTTTGAAATAAGTCCGCCCTGCGGTTCCATCCTCTTTGATTCATCATTTCCTGAACCCTCTCAAGAACTCTTTCGGCAAACTTATTTATATCTGGCATTACTGATTTATCCAAAGAACCCCCAACATTAATCGGCATATTTAATTCAATACTTCCTCCACTAAAGTTAGAAGAACCTTGTGCTATTTGAGGGAGAGTTTTACTCATAAAGTTATCTATTTGACCTGAATTAGTTACAACTTCTCCCGCCATTAGTTTAGCAAATAACTCGTTATTTTTAAGAGATAATCCTTTTCCAACAACACCAGACTTAGCTCCGTCATGAAAAGTTGGAAATCCTTCTTTTGGAGGAGAACTTCCGATAACCCCCTGTGTTATAGAAGCTATTATGTCTGAAAGTTGATTGGCGAAGTCTTGAACACTTGTTGCTTGTATTCCTTCTATCATACCTATGGCTGTTTGAATGCTTTGCTCAAAAGCGGCGTACTCATCATCTAAGGCATTCTTTTGAACTTCAACAGATTGATCGTAATGAATATTTTCAAGTTCCTGTGTTAATTTAGAAAGTTCTTCTTCCAACTCAAGTCTTCTCGCATTGGCTTCTTCCGATGTATCAAATTGAAGCGTTGTTAATTCATTTTGAATTTTGAGGATTTCTTTATTTTTATTTTCAACGTCTTGTTTGTACTTTCTTTCATCAGCTAACGTATCTAGGATTTCTTTTCGGGCATCGATTATATCTTTATATACATCTAACTGATCTTCTAAATCATCAATGGCATCTTGCCTTGCCTCTTCAATAGCCTCTTCTATTTCCTTTAACTGATTCTCTAAATCTACTTGCTCTTCCAATTCAGAGTTGTTATCAGTAGGGCTTTTACCACCGCCTCCACCTCCGTATGAAACCGGGGGAGGAAGCGAAATTCCAGAAAAAAGACTATCTTGGACTTGAGGAGGTGCGGGAGGTGCGTGATTGAAACCAGAGTCCACTCCTAAGCTACTTGCTCCTAAATAGTTTATAAGAGCCGCCGCATTATTGGTAGTGGTTTGTATCATTCCGTTTATTTGGTTCATTACTTGCTCTACAGATTGTCCAGTAATCGCCGCAACTTGACGGACAAAATCATTAAACGCCTGATCTCCTGTTGAAATATAGTCGTATATACTTTGTGCGCTGGTTAAGGCTTTTCCTTCCATATCAACAATACTAGCACCAGCATTAGAGGCATCTTGAGCAATTGCCCAAGCCAGTTGATTAAATGCCCCTGTCGCAACCTCAACACCGTTAATCATAACATATTGATTTTCTTTAAGTTGATTGGCGTAAGCCTGCAAAATTGCAATTTCATTTTGCGTTGCTCCAGCGGCTTCCGCATCAGCAACGGCTTGATTTGCCTTTTCTACCAGATATGCCCTAACTAAATCTGTATTTAGTTTTAGTTGACCATTTTCAACACTCAACGCTTCTAGATAATCGGGATAAACGGAGGCTAATTCATCTATATCTGAAAAATCAAATTTTCCAACTTCCGCGTTTTCCATAATATTAGATAATTCAGAAGAAGCTTGGGTTATTTCTTTTATTTTTTCAGCTAAAGATTGATAATATACACTGGCTTCTCCAGCGTATTCTCCTCCATCTATCATTTCCTGATTAAACTCACCAAGAGACCTTTCTCCCTCGTCCTCTGTTCTTATCGCATTCCACATAGCCTCAGTAAGTAAATCCATGCCTTGAACATAAACTTTTGCCCCATGATAGCCTTCATGATAGACTTTTCCGTCTTCAACAAAATATCCCTGAGCCTCTGCCGCTTCTTTTGTCTTTTTTACATATTCGTCGTAAGAACTTGAAGTTTCTTTTATTTGTGAAGAGTTTTCCTTTAAAGTCGCTAATATTTCATCTTGAGCAACTTTATAGTCGTTTATTGCTTTAATCCCGTAAATAAGTCCCGCAGTAATTAATCCAATAGTCGCTACAAACGGAAGAGCCGCTACATTTGCGGCGGTCATTGATGCGGCGGTTCCGTTTGCCGCCACACTTGCCCCAGTAAAAGCTGGAATTAGTGACTGTAAACCAACCAGAAGACCTCTTAAAATATCCCCACTTGCTAATATTTTTGTTTTTATTAATTCGGCATTAAAAGCAATAACTAAAGGAATTATTATTTTTAAAACAGTAGGTATACCGCCAATAGAATCTAAAAATTCCAAAACAGCAGTTGCTCCATCATAAAAAGAAATTATAAATTCTTTTGTAGCCGCACCACTTACAAGTTTTTCCCAAGAGGCTCTTACTTCATTTTGCTTCGCTTCTATATTTTCTAAATATACCCCGTAATTCTTTTGAGCTAAATTTAAAGACTCTGTTTCTGCTGTGACATATTTTGTAACATCTCCCCAATTTTGCATCAGGGAGGCGAAGATTTGAGCCTGCCTTTGTCCTGCTATTGCGTTGCTGATTTGAGCTTGCTGAACTTCAGATAACGTGTCCCATTTTTCAGCAACGTCTTTAATAACTGCTTCAAGAGGTCTAAAACTTTGTTCACTATCTCTTAATGCTATTCCAACACTAGATAAAGTTTTTTCTACTTTATTGAGAGACATCATTCTGTTACTAAGGATTTCTCAAATCCTTTTTGACCTGATATTTCAGGCGATCAGGAATTTCTTCCTAATTCCATAATTTTTTTATCGTGTTATATTTATGGATCAGACTGTATATTCATCCTATTTCAAAAAATAATAGGAGGGTAACTTCAGAGTAAATGTTACCATTCACTCCCCGCAGTCGTTAGGGATATTTGGCAAAAATATCTTTTAATTTATTTAAATCTTTATGATATAAACTTATTATTTTAATATCATTCTTCTTGCAAAGACGAATTTTTATTTTTGATTTCAGTAAATACTCTCTGTCTTTTAAACCAAAAAATTCTACAGCAACCCTGCCGTTTATTAACCAATCCATTTTCATTTCTCCAAACTTAGGATCGGCAGATATTTCTTTGTATTTTACTTCTTTTCTGTATTTTATATTGTTATCTATTAAAAAATTTGTTATAAATACCTCCGAAATAGAAAAACATTTGTCTTTGTTTTTACTATATAAAATTTCGCAAGTCTTCCCATCTCTACCTGACATGTTTGGAATCAATCCCGCCGCTTCGCAAGCATTTGAATAACTTCCAAAATTTGAAACAAACGGATTCACAGAAATATTTTCTAAATCAAGAATAGAAGGTGTTCGTCCAAGTTCTTTGTACAAATTAATTAAAATAAGTATCAAATCATTTTTACTGTATGTTCTATCTCTTTTTATTCCCAACTTAATTGCCTTGTTTCGAACATTATTAAAATCGGTTGCCCCTAATCTTTCTAATATAATTTGTTCGTCCTCATGTGGGTATAATTCTGAAAGAATTTTTATTTTATCTTCGTTCCAAATGAATCTTTCTGATTTCAATCCATTTTTTCTCCAAACATGGGTTATTGCGCTAGACGTTTTCCCCATTATTTCACCAATTTCAGAACTACTCTTTTTTCCAAAGTTTTCAACAATATATCTCTCTTCTTTTTCTGTTATTCTAACTCTGTTCCAAAGACCCAGTTCCTCTAATTTTTTTATTGGTGTTTTCAGACCCCTGCAACCAATGAGTTTTGAAATATCTCTAATTGAATAACCTTCTTCATATTTTAAAATCAATAATTCTGTATTTTCGTTATTCCATTTAAATCTCATAATATCTCTTTTCGCCAAATTTTCCTCGGTCTCTTCCTCACGACAGGACTTTGACCGATATAGTTACCTTCTTTTATTATATCACAAAAATATATTTTTGTCAATATAAAATATATGTTACCATATATTCGGGCATATTTTGTTTACCCGTCTCATCAATTGCTCCAGCTTTTACCTCAGTCATGCGAACCATCATTGTTCTGAAGGCAGTACCTATCATTTCGGCACTTAATCTTGTATTGCTCGAAACAGCACCTATCATTGCCGCTAAGGAATCAAAGCTTACTCCCGCTTGACTGGCTACTGCTGATGAATACTGCATTGCAGTAGCTAGTTCCCCTGCGCTCGTCGCCGCAATATTGTCAATTGCAACGAGTTTATCGACAACCCTTGCCGATTCTTCTGCTTTCATATTATAACCATTGAGAATAGCGGTTAAATATTCTGTTGCTTGAGCGGAATCCAAAGCACCTAGTTTCGACAAATACATTGTGTTTTTAAGAAGGTCTTGTGTTTCTTCAATCGTTTTACCCTGTCTTAACCATTCAACTGATCCGCGAGTAACTTCAATTGTAGTTGACCCCAATGATTTAGCTAAATCATTATATTGCATCGAAAGATTTGCTATGTCCTGATCTGTTTTAGCTCCCTCGATTTGAAGAACTTGAATGTTTGTTAATTCTTTGTTGAGTTCTTTTACATACTGAATACCTTCCCTTAATTGGCTCAATGCGCCATAAACCAAGCCAACAGAAGTTGCATATTCTATCGTTTGTTTTAAGGCGTTTCTAATACCCTCAGACCAAGAATCCAATCCGGTTCTTCCAGTTTGCAAAGCGGCTTTTGCCAAATCAAGTTCGTCTTTAAGTTTTCTTACTTTTGCAATATCGCCTTCAGAAACAGCTACTTTTAACTCTTGAGCTTTAGAAACAGCCGCTTTTACAGACGGAGTTCCTGCTAAATTTTTAGACTTTTCAAGGAAAAGGTCTGCTTGTTTCGCCGCCTTTTCCATTTCATCTGCTTGTTTAGCATTTAAAGCAAGTCTTTTTTGCAAAATACCGTTTATTTCTTTTTCGTCTTTTGCTAAGTTTTCCGTGTATTTTTGAGTGATAGCAACTTTTTCATTTATTTGAACATATTCTTGAACAACGTTTCCTAAAGCATCTTTGTATTCAACAACGGCTCTTGCTATTCCACCTTTTTGATCTCCAAACAAGGTTATTTTTCCAAGAGAAGAAGCCTTTGCCCTTATTTTTTCTAGCTCCGCTTCAAACTTTGCCATGTCCCCTTGAGCAAAATTCATTTTTATGTTCAAAACGCTTTTATTACTTAATGCGTTTATTTGAGCCTGAATTTTTTGAGGGTCTAATTGGGCTTCTAAAAGTAAACGATAATTATTTCCTGCCATTCATCCTCCTTCCAAAGCCTCCCTGATTGGAGGATTGTTTTATTTTAAGTTTTCAAGTTCTTTCCATTCACGATCCTTAGAAGTTAAATCGTTGTAAATCTCAACCATACTTATTGAACTCCAACCTACTAAATCTTTTATTAATAATGGGGGGATATTTTTTCTAGAAAATTCTGTTACAAGGTAATGCCGAAGGCAATGAGGATAAAGATTTACTCCCAAATGCCTTTCCATAGATGCTATCCACGATCTCACTGTTCCATCCGTTGCGGGGGTTCCATCTTCTTTTATAAAAAAGAAATTATGTTCTTTTTGTTTTTCCAACATAATATTATTTCTTTCTTCCATCCAATCGTTATAATAAGGAATAAACTTGTCTCTCAGTATATACTTATATAATAACTTTCCTTCTTTCCCACGTCCTTTTGTTCGTATGGGTTTTAAAGTTTCAATAAACAATTCGCCAAAAGCCGTATGATTTACATCTATAATGTCAGTTGTAAATCTAAATAATTCTGAGAATCTAGAACCAGAATAAGCCGCTAAAGCCAACCAAAATGCTTTTTGCTTATCTGTTTGAGATAAATATGTCAGTAGTTCTTCCACTTGCTGATCTGTCAAAATAGTTTTTTCCCGCCTAGCCTCTTTAGGAACGCTTTCTATTGTTTTTAAGATTATGTTTCTGAACTGAGGGTATTGTTCGTCAAGAAATTTTTCAATAAAAATAGATAGGGATGATAAAGAACTTCTCATCCTATTATTTCTAGCAGAACCGTATTTCAACTCGTTTGTAGTAAAATAAAAAAAATCAGAAAATTCTAACTTTTTTATATCTGTAAATAACTTGTTTTCATTGTGTAGAATATTCCAAACAAAAAATATGTTCAAGTCAGATAAATAACTTTTCACAGTTAGCTCACTGCTTCTAGTAGATTTTTCTCTTAGAAATTTTTCAATCAGTTTCTTATTTTCTGGATTTATTTGTTGTAATAGTTCTTCTGTAACTATCACTTTCCTAAAAGTTTTCCGCGCCATTAATTATTCCCTTCTTATTAAAATAACAAAGACCGACAGCAAAGGCATCGCTTTGATCCATGTCATCAAATTTAATATCACCGTATCTTTCAAGAATATACCCTTGAACTTCTTCTTTTTTAGCGTTTCCTTTCCCCAATAACTGCTTTCTAATAGTTGTAGCATGATAAAACACCTGCTCAATATCAAAGAAAACCAATTCGACGACTCCTCGCACCTTGTATATTGCTTGAGTGCTTTTATTGAACCTAGTAAAAGATTCTTCAAGAACTATAAGATTCGGTTTATATTTATTCTTTAATGATTTTATTGTTTTTTCGATTTTTTTTAGTTTCAAAGAATGTGTTTTTTCTTTATGTGTATCTATACTGAGTTTATCTATTGGATTCCCAATATCATCGAAAACAACAATTCCAGTATTTGATAAAGAAATATCAAATGCAAATATTGTCATAGCAACCTTTCCAATAAAAAAAGAGAACCCGAAATTGGGTTCTCTTTTTAAAATGCTTTTTGTTATCCTAAATTACTTGGTGATTTGGTAAACTTGTGGAATGCACTTCCGCTAAACACGGAAACAAAAGCTGAAGCAATTACGACAAAGTAAGGCGCAATTGAAATCAAAATGTCTGAGGGAACGTATGTCAAAGTAAGATGAGACAAAACACCCAAAATAGCCATTCCAGCAAACGAAACCCATTTGCGACCCTTATCACTCAACGATTGAAACCACTCTATTTGTTCAAATACAAAGCTTACCACTGTACCACTGCCACCAACTGTACCTAACCAAAGCAAAAATCCTTCTAACGTAATATCCATTTTTCCTCCTTTATATTCTAACAAAACCTCTTTTTGAAAAATGTTTAGTTAGTATTTTATCTAACTCACCTTTTGAAAACATTTCTTGAATGAACTCTTCCCAAAATTTGCCTTTTCTTGGGACAGATAACCATAAAGAAGACTGTTTACCTTCTAATATAGCTGGTAAATTATCTCTAATGTCATTTGGCGAACTATATTTTGATCCATGAATAAATCTATCGGGATCGAAAGTTTTCAGTTTCGCAGGGTCATACCAGAGTTCTTTCAAAATAGTGTTTGCTTGTTTTTTCAAATCTGTAAAATTCCAAGCCTCTTTAAACTCGAAAGTTCTTCTGTATTCTTTGGGATTATCAATGTAAGCATAACCCATTATATAATCTCTTTTGAATATTTCAAGAACCTCGTCTGAAGCATCTTCTAAAGCCTCACCAGCCAGTTTTTCCATCATTTTTTTCAGGTCTTGCTCGTTTTTTATCTCCATGTCGTCTACCCTTCTCCTTATATCCAATACGTTTTTCATATTGGCAATTAGGGCAGTATTCATATTCTTGTTCTTTATTCTCAAAAATTCTAAGTCTAATTTGAAGAGCGGAGTCCATACACTCAGGACACTTTTTCCCCAACGTTTTTATTAACTTACCTAGATGTAATTCAGACATGTTATTTTATTATTTATCCTTGTAAAGTTCTGTTGCTTTCTTAAATATTTTAGACTCTTCAACATCTTTTAATAGTTGTTGCACTTTTTCAATGGATTCTGGAGAAATGTCTGTGCTGAGTAAACCAGATAATCTATCAAATAGACTTTCCAGCACAGTCCCTAAAGACTTTTCAATTCTTTTAGACTCTTTTACTTCTTCAACTGTTCGAGCCAGCAAAGCCCTGAATTCACCATAGTTTTTGATTTTTGATTTAACTTCTTCCCACATTTTGTAATTTGACAGCAAACCGTTTATAGTCATACTTTCAATATTTACATCTGTGCAGAAATCAAAAACACCATATACTAATTTGTATTCAGATTCTAGAATTCTTGTTTGTTCTTTTGCAAAATATTCTTCAAGATAAACCTGTGTTAAAGCCATTTGATCTGCTAATGACAAGTATGGTTTTACTTTAATTTTATATTTTCCAAAAACCACCTCTTGATACTCAGGTTCTTTAAACTCAAGGTCTTGTTTGTTGTTGAGCATATTTTATTCCTCCAGTTACATATTTATAATTTAAATTCATTTTTATGTGATAAAATCAGCATTTTATTCACTCTTAATGCCGTTTTCGTACTTTCGCAGTCTTTCTTTGAGTTCATCAACTTCTTTTTGTAAAGTTTTTTTATCAATTTGAAGCTGATCTATTTTATCAGACAAAATCTTTTTTTCGTCATCATTTTTTCTTTGCACTTCAAATAGTGCTTTGTCATAACTTTCTTTTAAACGAATTATTTGTTCCTCGCAATCTGCCTTTGATTGATCTATTTTACTATCATAATATGTACGTTCAGACTGCAATCTATCTTCCAACAAATCAATTACGTTTTGAGCTATTTCAACATTTTCCTTAGCTGAATGAACCAAGCTATTTGAAACACTTGCATCAACTTCTTTTGGGCTCTTTCTTTTTTTGTACCACTCAATAGTAAGAGAAGATAAAAAACCTATGAGGGCATACAATAATCCCGTTACTGTATTTCTAACATCATCTGGTACTTCTTTAAAATTTTCTATGATAGGACTATACCAAGCCATTAAATAAGTTTCCCCCTCTCCGTAGTGCTTTGCTATAAGAGAATGATGTGTAACATCCAATACCAAGAGATGTAGCAATCACGCATCTGAGCCAGTATCTTGCGGATTCAATTTCGGGATTAAATATTCCTATCCACAAATACAAAATCATAAACAGGAAGGGTATTACCGATAAACTACTAATTTCCCACCTATTTAAAAAACTATTAATTCTCCACATTTCTAATAATATGTATAGAGACATAAATACAAAAAGAAAGGGAGAATATGTAATAAATTCATCTCCCATATTGTTCCCTCTCTAGAAAGTAATCATGTCACCAATTTTCAAATGACCATGATCCTTTTCATTATAGTCTATGCTTTCTCCACATCCATCGACATCTATAATGATTCTTTTACCTTTTATAATAGAGTCCACTTTTCCCTTTTTCTGTTTCTTGCTTTGTTCTAACTTTTGTTTCTTTTCTTCTTTGGGGAGTTCTGTTCTTTCTTCAGATTTCCCCATTTCACCAAAGAGTCCCATTTTAACTCCTTTCATTTACAAAATCCTTAATAGCCAATCTTAATTCTTTTATTGTTTCTATTTTGTAATTGGATAAATGATTTATATATTCTTCTCTAATATTTGGAAAGTTTAGTTTGGCATCTTTCCCATAATAAAAAATAGCCCCAATATCATACCCCATAGCGGTAGATTCTTCATTTATCCATCCCACTAAATAAATTCTATTTCCTTCGTAATGGACTCTCGCACAAAAACTACTTCCTTTTTTGGAAACACCAACATATGAACTTTTTCCTTTAATTTTTTCTCCCCTGTTGTGAGAAGGTTTTCCAGTTCTGATTCCCTTAAGTTTTGATGGTTTCCCTAAATGAGAGAGTCTATTCTTTTCCTTCGCTTCTTCCGAATGTCTTTTTCCTAAAAACGAGGGATTTTCCCTTAGTGACTTTGAAATATTTAATTTATGTTCCTCAGATAAAACTTTTCCCACATGCCACTTTCGTATCTTCTCTTTTGTTTCTTCTGAAACAACTCTTTTGGAAATCTTTTCTTTTGTTTCCTCTGAGTGGTGTTTTCCATAAAAGGGATTCCCTTGTCCAGAAAAAATGTCTGATAAATATTTCTTTAATTTATCTGACTTTTCTATTCCCAAAACACCTTCGCCACCATCTGTTCCGTTTACTAAATTTTCTCTACCGTAATACGAAATCCAATATTTTTCTCTTTCAAATTTTTCCTCAAAGTTAACTTCTTCTATTATGCAAACCTTCGGTAACTCGCCTTTGTCTAAGACAGATCGAATCCAATTGCATCTGTGATTTTTATTTCCCCTTTTGGATTCTTTTATGTGTTGTTTAAATCTACTTTCTATATTTTTTGTTATTCCAATATATCGAACCTTATCGTTAAAAGGATCAACTAAGCAATAGACATAATACTTTTCGTTACTCATCATTCCTCTTGGACTCTAAATTTTATATGTGGGAAGCGTAGAGTCTCACTTGTCAAATGGTTCATGACACCATTCTATCCCACATATACCAAATAAATTGGCTATTTATTTTACCACAAAAATATTATTTTGTCAAGATTAAGCTGGTACAGTAACCGTTACTTGCGCTTCAATCGTGTTTTTGTCATCAACAACAATCGAGATAAGCGAAGTCCCTGCGCTAACACCTGTAATTAACAACCTGTTACTTTTATGACCTACTTTGTAGGCGATTAGGACGTTAATCCTAATTCTACGATTTCATTAAACATTATATTCGTAGTTCAGACTATATATTCATCTGTAAAAACAGAGAGAGTCTTCAGAATAATTGTTACCAATTATTCCCTGTAGTCGTTACGGATATGGATTTCTCCATCTTTCCTCGGTCTTATCCATGTCTGGACTTTAACCGATATAGACTCTTTTCAATTGAATAAAAATTCAATTCATATATCGCTATATGTTCTGGCTGATTTTAACCAGTATGTAAACCCGCAGTAGCCACCCCAGTAGTACCCGATGTAAACGACAATTCAGCATTGTCAATAACAAACGGAGCCTCTGAAGGATTCGACGTAATACCATAGACAACAAGAGTTTTTGTCCCCAAAGTTGTCGCTAGCGAAAAATTACCACCTTCAACAGCAATAGCAATAAGATTATCGTACCAATTCGCATTGTCCACAATCTCTATGATCTTAGCATAAACAGGAGCATTCGTACAAGCCGCTGTTTCCGTGTCTTGATAAGCAAGAGCCATAGCAGTCAAGGGAGTCTGAGAAACACCATCGCTTGTAAGAGAGAGTGTGAAGCTTCCGCTAAGAGTCGCTCTATAAACGATGAACTGAACTTTACCAATTTGATTAGCTGAAACATCGCCAGAATTCAAAGAGGCTTCCATGACCAATCGAACAACTTTCGGGAATACGCTTGCAGGAACGGTAATGCTTCTAGCATTGGCATCTGCGGCGTAGTAACGAACACAAACCACATCACCCGATGACCCAGAAGAAGACGCGAAAGTTGAACCTGAGAATGTCACTCTTTGAGTTGTTCCATCAACCTGAGACACCCAACCATAAATAGTCGCCCCTTGAATAGCCAACGGAGTTCCAGTAACAGTACCAGAGCCACTTGCACCAAGAGTGATTGTTTCTTCTGTATAAGCATCTGATCCAACGGCAATCGATTGACCAGTTGTAGCCGCAAGCAAAGCCAAGTTGAATTGAGTATCATTCAAAGTAATGTTCATCGCATTACTGTGATAATACACGTATTCCAACTGATTACCACGACCACCGCGAACTTCAGTATTGCCAAGGGTTACTTCGATTGAAGAATCCAAAAGGGTTTTAGATGTGAAAATGAGATTGTCTGATTCATCATATCCATACACATCAGCAACACTTGTCATAAATTTTTTAGTCGCCATATTTAGTTTTTCCTCCTAAGATTATTTTTTCTTCGCCTCTTCAAAATTAGCTTTTGATTGCAGTTGTTCAGGACTCATTTTAACGTCGGAATACTTGTCTTCTTCGCTTATGTCTGAAATCCAAGACTTTAGGATGTCTTTATTTTTAAAGTTTACAAAACCCGCTAAATGCGCTCCTAAATATAAATTAGACATAATCGTTTGATTAGCTCGTCTAATCGCCAAAACAAATTTCCTATAAGTCATATTATATATTTCATCAAGACTCCAACCCGTATAGGTTGCCAACGCCATCATTTGCTCTTCAAAAGAAGCTACTTTATTTTTATTCAATTTTTGTTTAAACCTTCTCGCCTCATCCAAGGAATCACGAACATTTTTTTGTATTCTTTCGTCAGGAAGGTCTATCATATTTTGCTCTGAAATTATTTTTCTTATTTCATCGAAATCTTCAGAGTAATACTTTATATCATCTATCATAAAATATGGACTTCCGTTTTTATCGTATTCATATTTTATAGTTTTTTCTTCTTTTATTCTTAAAACCAATCTTAACAAGCCATCAAATAGTTGTATATAGTTATTTTCTCGACTTGATACTTCATACATATATTGCAGATAACTCATGGAAATAGCTTTTATAGCCATCTGAGGGTCTTTGATACTGTTCTTTTCCAGCATCAAGCAGGGAATACAAAATAAGAATTCATAATAATCTTGAATTCTTATTGGATGTATCATCAAAGACTTATAGGGGACACTTTTATCAAAAGTGTAAAAGATTTCTCTAAAAGAAGACATTTCATCTCCTTTAATTAGACTTAAATGACATAATCATCCATGATCCGAGGAAGGGTAACTGCCCTCCCAGTTCTTGTCTGGTTGACTCACTTGCTTTTCTGTCAAAATAAAGTTTTCCAATAGTTCCACTACCACCGTCTTCTTTTTCTACCGGAATAAGTTTTCCGTTGAATGTTTGACGGAGTTGTTTCATTATCATGTCGTTGCGGGTTCTGTAGTTACTAAGATGATTGGCTTTATAATGCGTGTACACTTCAAAAATCATTGAGACAGTACCCACAGTCCTATTTTCTGGAAAGACAGAATAATTAGCTATTCTTATTTGACAGGTTTCGAAACTTTGCACGTCAGGCTGACCACGATCAAGAAAGACTCTGTAATCAACAGTGTTATCTGAAGCACCATTATATATCAAAGCCCCTTTTTGAGCAAACGTTAGATTAGGTTGATCCCAAGCATCGTTGCCGCTATACTTCAAGAGTCTCCAAACCATTTCGTTATTATTCATAAGATATTTTACAAGTGTGTATGGTAAAATATCATAATCATCGTATTGGGCATATGATCCACTGTTTATATTTTCGCTTCCCATATCCCTCCTTTTACCACGCACCACGTAACGAGACAGTTATTATTTTTGAGTAAAGTCCCGAAGTGGCTGTTATTTCAAGATTATCAGTTAGGAACATCTTTATATTTTTTATTTTGAAAGAGTTATTTCCCAAAACTGTATATGTGTAATTAGCAGATGGAACAGTGTTGGCATCAAGTGAAAATGTAAAAGCGTCTGCTTGTTGGACGTTGTTTTTATACAGGTAAACCAACCAAGTTTGTTCTTGTCCTTCGAGAATATAATTCTTGTCAGGTGAAATAACAACTTGATAATTGTCCACAGGCGAAGCTCCCACAGTAACAGAAGTTGTATCAAAAACGGCAGAGTTATTTTCTAAACTACACGTAATTGTACACGATCCTGTAGCAACAAAAGTTACCAGACCAGAAGAGTTTACTGTAGCAATTGCGGTATTACTCGAAGCCCAAATCACATTTCTAGATACTGTTTCCCCGTTCAAAGTGACTGTTGCTCTCAATTGTACGGTTTGAGTAGCATTTCCAGATATTGCGGATTCGGCTACCGTCAATACATATTCATTATCGTATGCGTTTGCTATTCCGTTAACTAAATCGTCTGTTTCACTATTAGCAAAATCAACAGCTAAACTAAATCGACCAAGAGCCGCGCTATTGTTGTCAAGAGTCTGTTGATTGTTAAAGTTATTTATACCACCACCCTCGACTCTATATGCAGTCCAGTTAGAAGGATTTCCAAACAAAAATCTTTGATTTGGTTTTATCTTATTTGTTTTAGAGTTTATCTGGAAGAAACAATCTACCATACCCGAAGGAACTACCACAGCAGAACCAGCAGTAGCGTAGTCTCTGTTTTCTTTAATTAAATAACCGATTGAGCAAGGTACTTCATATAAAGCACCCGTTGTTTCATCAATCCATCGAAGAACATTGTTACATCTCTTAACAAGAACTGTTTGAAATAATGTTTTTATTTTATCAACATTTATTGTTATCCAATAATTGCTGTCAAAGCGATACATTCTTCCAAGGTTAACAGAGTGATCCAACTCTTTGAAAAGAATTTTCTTAAAATCATCTTCCAGATTATCTCCAGTGGTGGGAGCGATAACATTGTTAATTCTTACGTCTACATTTTGATATAGTTCAGACCTAAGAACAGTCTCTTCTTCAATTGTATACCAGTCTGTTGCGTTATAGAATTGTTTGTTTAATGTTTCTTGAAGAAGGTTAGAATAAGTTTCTTTTGGGTTTTGGTTGTTTAATACTGATCCCGCTGTCATAAACGGATATGTCATTTTTCACCTCCGTTATGCTGGAATATAAAACTCACCATTTAACCAAGCTGACCAATCTGTATTGTCATATCCATAATCAACAAGAGATTGGGATAAATTTTCTAATTCAAGAATGAGTCTATTTTGTTTTTCTCTCATGTTTTGACTTTCAGAGTATACTCTAAAGTCTCTATCTGTAACATGCAAGTTCATTTGTGTGATGTCATCAATTTCTTTAGTTAGCCAATATTTTTTCATTAACATAGCTAATATTTTTATATTTTCTTCAGTTAATGTTTCTGTAAAAATACTAGTTGCATAGGAAAGGGATTGATTACAGTTTTTGAAATCAGTAATAGCAGGTATTAAAAATCCAGATAAATAAGTTTCAAAATCCGAAACACTTGCGTTGTATAACTCGTTGAGCCTGTAATCTGTTACAAACATTATAAATTGATCGTAAATTGTAGAGAATGGAGTTGCCAATATATCCCTCCTTTCTTAAACAAAAAGAGACGGTTATTCCGTCTCTTGTTTGGTAAATAATTCTCTTGATTCTTCAGCGTTTTGCTGAATGTTTACTTTTGCATATCGTGAAATTTCATCCACAACATTTAAATCCACCGATTTCGGGTCGGCAGAAAGCCTCCGTGTAAGCATACCAATAATTGTTTTTCGTTGTTCCTCACCTGAAGATTTGAAAATTTCTACGGCTTCTTTTGAACCATCTAGAATTTTTT